ATAAAAGTTTTTATTTGAGCATCTTTAAAAGCTTTTGTTAGAACAAATTCTGCATAATCAAAGATTTTAGCGCCGCCATAATAAGTAAAAACTCTAGCATTATCTCCTGCTGGTTTAGGTGTAAAGAATTTTATTGTAATTCTTTTAACTCCTTTAACATAACCAAAACCTTCTTGTTCAGGTTCTACAACTGGAAGATTGCTAGCATTTCTTCCTTTTTCTGTAGTAGCGACTAAAATTCCATCAACATAACCAAAACCACTATCAACTAATCTTTCTGTATCTCTAGGAATATTTTCTTCAAACTCATTTAAAATATCTTCACAGATTATAGCACCTTCTTCTTGACCAATGGTGTTAACTAGTCTTTCAAGGTCTCTATATAACTGATTTATACTTTTAGCCATAGTAAAATTCTACATGATGGACTATTGATCTATGGTCCATGTTCTTTTGATATTTAAAAATCTCATAAGTTACACTATTATATTCCATGTAACAATCAAATAAGTTAACATCTTCAAAAATTAAGCAAAGNNAATTTCATCAGTTAGATGTTCTTCTATCCAAGCATCATATTCACCAACAAGAATAGGAGAAGAAGAATCAGTTTGAGTTCCTCGATAGTCTTTAATTCGCTGATAAATTTTTACTCTCGCGTTGGTGCGACCCATTTATATCTCTCTAACGGATAAGAAGTTTCATCAGTAAAATCAGTTGCCGTTGGAGTAACAGCAAGTTTTCCTGCATTTACTGACTGGGCATATTCTTTATAACGCTTATCATAAGCTTTATATTTAGCTGAGAGTTCTTCATAAGAAGAACCCATTTTATACGTTGGAAGAAATTTCTTTCGCAGAAGATCAAAGGTCTTCATGCCTGCTTGGCGAACTTGATCATCTGTAAATAAAGCAAGAATAGCTGCTTTTTCAGCAGCGGTGAGATCAAGAAGAGCTTCACTTCCTACTTCTAATAATAAGGTAGATTCTATCATAATGAAAAAAAGTAAGAGAGGGGGATTGCTCCCCCTCAATAGATTAGGAAACCACGTTTTCGCAAAAAACAGCCAGATCGGTGCCAACTGCTACCTGATCAATGTACATATCGGCTTCAATACGCACAGCATCATTCTTTTCAGGCATGAGAATCTTACGAGTAGCAATTGCACGACCATTTGATTCACCAACATAGGCAATATTATAACCAGCGGAAGGAGCAGCCTTAGTTGGGCGCGGAGGCGTGTAACACAACAGCATTTTACCATTAACCATGAAGTCAGTTCCACCTTCATTGACTGCATCCAAGACTTCGATGCGCTCAACTTCAAACAAGTTGGCAAGAAGAGCCAACGTGATGACTTTATCAGTGGTCGTCTTCATCCGGTCCATGATATAAGTGTTTGATTTAAGGGCTTTGAGAATGTCAAAGGTGATGATCATCTTGTTAGCCTGATAACCAGTGGTTGATTTGATGATAGCATGATAAGACATAACTTCATCAACTGGATCAGCATCAGACTTGCCAGAAGTCTTAGCATCCCATTTACTGTATCCAGAGTCATCATAATCAATATCTGTTCCCCAGATACCTTTAGTAAAGAAAGAGTCAATAAGTTCACTCAAAAGAACTCGCTGCAAACGATTTACAACGAAATCAATAGAGTCATTGATAGGATCAAACGGATTATCGTACTCATTGCGATCATCTTTGGTGATGTCTTTATGGAAAGAAAACTGTTCGCAACGATACGCCTGTTTACCAACAGTGTAGTCATCACCGACTGATTCCGACGCACCTATACGCTTATACAGTGACGTAGTGCCAATGCGAAGCCAATCAGACTTGGTATAGGTAGCAATATACCCAGCAAGTTTCTGCGAGGTAATCATCGGAAAGATATTAAAAACCTTGAATGGATTCTCAATCATGTACCGATTTGCTACATTTGCAATGTAGGTAGTATTTACCTGATCACTCCAGTGAGACATTTGTAACCTCCTTATGCTGGCATCCGAACACGGATTTTAGTGATAGTAGTAGCAGCTTCGAGAGCTATTGCCTTTATATGATCCGTGCCTACTATTCCTTTAGTAAAAACACCATCGACGGTTGAACGACCATTGCTAGAATCAGCACCATCAGGAGTCAATGGATCACCAATAGATATAGCGGCTACTGTTCCATCAACATAGGCTTCCATTTCACCTGAAATGACAACATCAGAAGCCAGATTAGCGCCAAAACCTTCATAAACAATTCCTTTTGCCATCTGGCTACGGCTTGTAGTCTTAGCACCAGTATCGTCTACAAGATAGTTTTCTGCACCAACAAGAGTTGTAGACGGAACCACAGTGTCATGAATCAGATTTTTCTCAAGATCAGCCATTCTTACACCCCCTCGTTAAAGTCAGCAGGATGCTCTTTTGCATAAGCAGCCCATGCGTCACTTTCTTTCATATTATGGACTTTAGCATATTCAGCAATTTTAGCTTCGAGATTCTTTTCATTATCTGGAATTTCTTTAGTCAACTGACTCTTACCAAGTTCATTAATGATGTCTTGCTGGAACTTAATAACATCAAGAATATCATTAAGATCTTTTTCGCTAATTTTTTCATAAAGAGGAGAGATAACAGGAATAAGAGCATCTCCAACTTTAGTAGCAACCGTAGAAGTAAATTTGTCAAGCTTAAGGGCACGGATTTCTCTATCCTGGGCTTCCATCTGTTTCTTGATAGCATCAGGAAGATCAGCAACTTTGGTCTTTTCGACAATATCAAACTTATTAGTATCAACAAGTTTAACACCATCCATAGTTTTGCTGATAGTGTATCCAGCCAGTTGATCCTTGAAAATATCAAGGATATCTTCTGAAGAAACGTCTTTATCAACGGTCTTCAACTCTTCCTGGACAACTACAGGTACATTTGCAGACTTAGTTGCCAAGAATGCCATAAGTTTTAAAAATTTATCCATTAAGATGCCTCCTTTAGTATCTTTAATACAGATAAACCTCTTTTTATTTTTTGGATTAGCTGCAAGACTTACTTCATTAACTTGTATTTCTTCAATTATCATTTCGACCTCGCTAGGTCATGATATTGGGCTAAAGTTCAAAATTAGTCAAATGAAAATGGGGATAAAAAAGACCGTTGGAGTGGGCAGTCTCCAACGGCCAACAGGGGAGTGGAAAGGAGAGTTAACCACGAGATGGATTATCTATAATAAAGCCACCAAGAGAGAAACCAACAATTTCTTTCTCTCGAATTTGGCGTTGTAGTTCAGGATCTTTAATTTTCCAACGCTGAACCCAAGTGCCTTCTTTGATAGTTTCACCTTCAACAATAATATCAATAGGAGTACAGTAACTTTCTAGAAGATTAACTTGATCAGTGTTAAGTCTAAGGCCATGACGATAAGCCATTCCCTGAAAATAAGTATTATACTCATAACAAGCTTTACGGATAGCTTCTTTTGTGAAAGTGTCACCATCCATGTCAACTTCGTCAGGAGCAATAACAATTCCAAAGACTTCTTCACCTTTTATCTCAAGGTTTTTTATCGCTATATCCTTTTCTTTACAACTTTTTTCATAAATACTTCTTGCTTTTGTTTCGACCTCATTATAATTATATTGGCCTGCACGAGATATAGCAGCTCTAAGAAGTCCACAATGAATAGCACCAGATTTTGGATCACGATAAGGAAACTTTCTGTTGCCTGACGCGTCTACAAATAAAAAATAACTAGGTGGAAATTGTTTACGCTTATTTTGTGTGTTATAAGCTTCATAGATATAAGAAGGAATCGTTTGAGATCTATCTATATTAGGCATTGTTATCCTCCAAAGAATTTTTGTTAGTTGCATTTGGGTCAATAAGAGGTTCATCATCTGGAAAATCTAAAAGTTCTAAAATAGTATGTTTAATACTTTCAGTTGGTCGAATTAGTCCTTTGTCAGTGATAGATGCTAAGAAATTGCCAAGAGCTTTCAAAACACCCATATTCTTTAACTTTAAAGTAATTTGTGGCTGTTCTTCTATACGATTATAACGACAAATTGAATTAATTACCTGTTTATTAAATGATTCAGCAATAATATTAACATAAGCTTCACAAGCAGCTAAGAAATTAGTAACATGGATTTCTGTATTAGCATTATTAGTGGAAGCAAAGGCACCTAGGGAAACAAAATTAGCCAAAAGACCAGTGGCCATCTCAGTATTGTATCTAGCTATAATGTCAGAAGTTGGGACAGAAGCACGTTGTTCACCACGAAGAATAGTAAATTCCCAGCCAAAAGGCTTAACAACACCTTGTTGTTGATCACGTCGAACTTGTGATACTAGAGAAATAGCCCAATCAAGAGTTTGAGCAACTTCTGCACTATAAGTAGGTGAGTCTTCAATTGCGGCATTAAAATCAAAGCCTTCAGGGGCAGTCATTATAGGAAGTCCACCTAAATCTCGCTCAATTCCAAGAGCCTCAGCTGCTTCGATGGACACCTTATAGTAATATGGTTTATAAAGATGTCGAAGAATAGAAGTACCAAAAGGATTTCTACATTCAGTTAAAAAAGTAATATGAAAACATTTTTCATATGGAATAGTAAGTTGTCCTTTAGAGTCTGAATTTTGAATAACCATTCCATTATCATCATTAATAGCTTCAATAGTAAGTTGTGAGCGAGGTTCTATGTCAATAAGAGTAACAATGCCATTTCGAACCTGCCAAATTTTTTCACCTAGATAAAAACCATAACAGAAAGCTTCTGCTATTTCACCAAAAATTTGTGCCATTGAAGTATTCATTTCATCAATCATCTTTTTTACTAAAGAAGCATTAGGTCCAATAATGTCCCATTTTAGACGTTTTATAACTGTTTCAAGTAAAAGAATTAACCCGCCAACAATGGGATCGTTTTTACGCATCTTTTGATAAATTTTTAAGCCTTCAGGTGCAAGAAGTTCAGCCATTGGTTCAGCAGTGGGAGAAGGATATCCACGCATATAACTATCAAGACCAGTAACACCATAAATATTTTTAGCATTACCTAAAGATGAAAGTTTTGTTCTAGGGAATTCTTTTGTTTCCTTATATAGAGTCGGTGGATTCTCAATAACTGCGCCCCTTGATAGTGAAATAAAATTTCGTAAGTTTATCATTTTAAACTCCTTAAGCATTTTGCATATTGAAAAAATCTATTTTATAAAACGTGCAAACTTTCCATAACGCTGTTCTTTATTACGTTGAAGCATTAAAGAGCTAAGTTTTGATCTAGCTCCAGGAGAGACAAAATTTATAGAAGATAGCATTGAAAAATTATCTACAATAGTTGTTAATGTCAACGCATCAGCATAGTCAGTTGAGAAACCTAATCTAGCAACAAGTTGTTTCTTAGTAAGTTTCATCTGGATCTTAAGTCCAGAGTAATCAAATTCAATATTAACTAACTCTTTTTTAAGTCTATCAGGCGGTTTTACTGGAAAGTGTAAGTCAAGAATAGTTTGTTTAAGTTTGTAGTAAGCCTCAGTTCGCTTAATGTCAAACATATTTTCTTGAAAAGCTTTTTCTGACCCAATATGTCCAACGACAGGAAATTTTCTTAATCTAGTTAGATAACTATAAACACCTGCACCTATTCCTAAAGCATCAACTACTACACATACGTTTTTGCCAGCATATTTTGTTGCAACAATCCGGTTAATTTCTTCGACTAAAAAGGCAGTATCATTAATTGTAAAGTCATTCCATGCAATAATTGAGTTACCTTGACGATGACAAATGATAGTAGGGTCAGAACCTGAGCCACCAACATCAACTCCTAAGATAACTCGACCATCCATAATCATGGTGTTATCACGAATTAACTTATCATAAGCCTGTGGAGTAATAAGGAAAGCGTCATCTAAGCCAATAGGTAAACCCATAACCTTGGCTTGAAACATAGCTGAGTCACGACCATAACGAGCAGCTATCAGTTCTTCAAAATTCTTGTCAACAAGAGGGCTATTACGAGCATCGAAGTAAAGAACAGTATAGTGTTTACCCTTGCCCTCAGGATCGCTAATGGTGTCATAATAATAGCCACTAGTTGATACTGGGTTAGAAATTAAGAGAACACTTGCACCTTTTGATGTTAGGGCACCATCAAGTGCAGTAAAAACAGGATCAGGAACACCAGAAGCTTCATCAACAATTATAAAAATATTACCAGAGGAGGAATGGAGACCTGCAAGAGTATCATTAAGTTGACGAGCATCTTTAGATACAGTACGCGCAACTGCATACCATTCTTTGAAATGCTTGATATAAAGTTTTTGTGAGAGTAAGGTGAAAAGATCTTGGTATTTGTAGCGCTTAAGCCACTGACTAATTTGTGCCCACAAGACATCTTCAAGTTGTTTAGCTGTAGGTGCAGTAGTCGCAACAATGGCATAATGGTGACATGAGAGATACCAAATAGTTAAAAGTGCAGCAAGAGCGGATTTGCCTATGCCACCACCAGCGCTAACACAGACAAATTTATCTTTGACTAAAGCTCGGGATATTTCGGTTTGTTGCTCGGTAAGCGAAGGATAAGTTAATCCAGTAAAGTCTATTGTTTCTCTAGCCCACTTTTCAAAATCATTTCCGTAGGCTTTATTTAATTGAGAAACTATGTATAAAACTTGTTTTTGGGCTGCCTTTTCATTCGCCATTTCCTCCAGTTATCAAATCTTTCATTAAATTGTCGAGGTCGGAATTTTCCGGTGCTTTACCTGTTGGCTTAGCAACGGATAAAATAGCTCGACAAGCTGTTATTAAGTCTTTATTATCTAAAGCTGGTGTGAGAGGATCAATAATTTCAACTAAACGGCGCAAGGCTTGAGTAGAGCCTTGTTTAACTAAAAGGTCTATTTCATTACTAGCTTCAGCTTCAACAGCATTTTTAAATTTTAATTCAAGATCTGGAAATTCAACAAATAAACGATGAAAAATACCTACTTCATACCCAAGCTCAAGAGCTATTACATCAAGGGGTTTAGGTAAGATAAATCGTTTAGCTATATAAGTAACAAATTTTTGATCTTTAAATTTCTCATAAAGATCTACAATAGATTTATTTGTAGTTGGATCATCGAATACTGGCATTTGTCCCCCTTGTCAGTATATCTAATATACGATCAGCAATAAAAAACTTACCATCGCCTATGATCTTCCAAAGATTTTTCTCAAGTTCCATTCTGTCACTTTTTACGCCAGCCAATGTAGGCACATAACAAAATATTTCACAGTCTAGCATATAGATCTTAAAAACATTATCAATCCACCACTCAAGTTTTCGTGAAAATCTAGGATCTTTTTGCCAATCATGAGTAAAAAGTATTGGACAAATAGGCACATCGCCAGCGATTAACACTCGTCGGCAAATAAGATCTAAGTTTGTTCTATGATTCTTCATTACTTGGGGAGTCGCCCCCTCCAGTGGCCCCGTTACATATACTCGTCTGTGCATCATCCACTCCTTTTAAAGCACTTATAGTTATTTGCCTTGCCAATTCATCTATAATTTCAGCTATAGCCTGTATTTTAGCAATATGACGTGGTTGGGTCAATACATAATTGCGATCTTTATGTGTAAATTCAATCATGGTCATGTCAGGGTTTGGAATAATTCTAATTTTCGTATCCTTTGACCATCGAGTAAGAATAGAAAAAAATTGGTCTGCGGTTGTGGAGTTATTTAAAGCAAATTTAATATTATGAGCATTAACATTAAATAAATTCCATGCTTCTATTTCCCATTGTGAAAAATTATAAGTAAAATCAATATTATTGACTACAATATCACGAATAAGATCTGATACCGTAACTTTATTCCCACCAAGAGAACGTTCTCTAGCTGTTTGTTTTAATCGTTCTACAAATTCTAAAGAAAATCTCACACCAACAATCTGAGATTCACCCATTTAATCCTCCTTTGTTTTCAAGTAAATAAATGTTTTTGATGATTCACTTCTAAGTTCTATATCATTTGTTTCCTTTAAAATCTGTAAAACTGTTTTAAAATCATTTGGCTCTAGTTCAGTATGGAAGATGCTATATAACTTTGTAACTTCCATTCGTCCACCATTCATTTTAATAATATCTTTTATACGTTGAACATGAGGAGCCAGTCGATTACCACCAGCAATTAAGTAAGCAGTTCTAATTCTTTTTTCTGTTAAGTTGAAAACATGCAAAGATCGTTCAATATCTACCTTATCAATTAAAAATCTACCATCACCTAAAGCCATTAAAGCAGCAACTTTTAAAACAAAAGTTTTTGTTCTACGTTCAAGATAAGCAACAATACGAAAATCTTCAGTTGGAGATGGTTCTTGACTCATATACCAAGTTTTATAGTAATCATTTGCTTCTGTAGTCATTGGAATAGGTCCAAAATGACTTTGCATTGCAAGTAAATGGTTGATACAACGATTACGAGCTTCCCATTGTTCAGGAGTAACAATAGGTTCAGGAAATTTACCTCTTTTTTTATCTTGGTAGACAAGAATACAGCGAGCAAGAAGACCAGTAGCACCCATATCAGAGGCTAAAGATGATCCAAACCACTGAGGAACTGCCGCGGTTAATAAGTTGAAATAAGGATAAGGTATTTCAGTTTGCCCTGAGTTCTTTGTTTTATAAACATATAAGTCATCACGACCCCAAATATCAACTAAGAATGTTCCCATTTCAGATCCGCTTGTTAACAAAGTCTTAAGTTCATCACTAAGGAAAGTGATACTGCAATGTGGAAAAGTAGTATTATCGTCAACTTGGAAGTCACGGCGTTGTTGAACCATCTCTAGGATGATCTTTTCTTTTAAAACAGAGCCTTCAAGAACTGAATAACCAGTTTCTTTAAGCATTTTACCACCAAGTTCTAATGAAGTTGATTTAGAACATACTCCTGGTGGACCCAATAGCACAATATATAAGTTTAGATAGTTACGAAAGAATCCTCGATCTATCCAAACTCTTTTTTCTGCTGCTCCTGCAAGGACTGAAATACCAACCCAAAGATGCATGATTTCTGGTGTTTCATTTCCTTGAGTAAAAAATAAATAATCTTCCAGAAATTTGCATAGTTTCATATGCCATCACAATAAATTTAATGTAGAAAGTCTGCTAAACTGAAGTTGTTTATGCACCGTTTTAACATCATCTAAAGATTTTAACTCAATCATATTTTTCCAATTGTAACCTAATTCAAAATTTAATGGAATACGAAAAGTTATATTATTTACAGTTAAATCAACTTCAATAAGATCTTTCATTTTTCTTAGCACTCTTTCAATAGTTGTAGAATCATCAGGTAGTTGAAATAAAATGGAGTCATGGACCTGATTTCTAAAATCAAACTCAGGAATTTCATTATAACACTTTATAATACCTTGATTAATGTAAGAGACAGATATAGATTGTGGTTCAGCA